GAAGACGGCAGCGCGCCTGTAGTAGAAGTCGAGGAAGTTCTGCTCAGTGAAGTTGCTGCAACCGGCCATGAGGCCTCCTTATTCCTTTGGTGGCGTGGAGGCCAGCGACTCGCGCCGCATCTCCATCGCCTTCGCGGCGATGTCGGCCCTGAGTTCAAGCAGGCCGTTCATGAAGTCGATGCGCGCGGTGCGCTCCTCTTCCTCGAGCGACTCTTGCGCGCGGGTGGGTGCGCCTGCGTTGGCGCCGGCGCGGGCCACCGGAGCCTTGTTGTTGCCGCCGGCAGCGCCCTGGGAGTTGGGCTGGTTACCGAGTGGCGCCTGGGCGGCGATCGCCTGCTGCGCCTTGAGCTTGTCGAGCTCCGACTGCGCGGCCTCTTCCTTCTCGAGCTCGACCTCGGCCGGCGACTTCGGCGCCTCGAACGTCTCGATGGGCTTGTTGGTCGGCTTGCTGCCGTCCTTGGGGTAGAAGACCTCGATGATCTCCTCGACGTTGTCGATGCCCAGGGCGGTGAGCGCGATGCGGTAGAGCGTGGGGCCGTCGTTCAGGGTCTGCATCGCCTGGCCGTTCATGGTGACGAAGGTGGCGAGCGACTGGAGGTAGGCCTGAACGTCCTTCTGGAGGATCGGCGGGAAGTCCACGTCGATCTCGATCTCCACGTCCTGACCGCCGGCGCTGATCTTCATGAGGCCGGTGAGCTCGTCGTAGCCGTGCGAGGAGATGGCGCTGGTAGCGGGCGCCACCGCGGCTGCCTCGACGGCGAACGTGAGCACCTCGATGAAGACCTCGGCCCAGAGCGCCTGGCGGTCCTTGAACTGAAGCTCGGTCGGGCGGTCCATCGCCTTGGCGGTGGCGAAGGTGCCCTCGGCGGCGCCGTAGTAGACCTCGGGCATCCCCATCGCGCTGGCGGCCATGAGCAGCAGGCGCCTGAAGCCGTCGGGATCGACCGCGGCCTTGGAGACATCGATGGCGCGGAAGTCCATGTCGCCGGTGTAGGCCATCATCGAGCCACCCGGCGGCGTCGGGTTCTCCTCGCTGAAGGGATCGGTGCCGTTGGTGGTGCCGAAGGTGGTGCCGAGCTGCGCCGCGGCGGCCTGGAGCTGGGCGTTACCGCCGCCCATCTTCATCTTCCAGGCCCAGGTGGCGAGGCTCTTGACCGTCTTCTTGTAGTCCTGCAAGGCCTCGCGATAGGCGCGTGCCCAGTCGATCGCCGGGTACGTCTCAGGGACGCCGAAGTCCATGTCCCCGAAGCCGCCGGTCTTGCGGTGCATGACCGGCGTCTCCCACTCGATGACGGCGTCCTGGTAGTTCTCGAGCACGTCCATGCTGACGCCGCCGATGGCGACTCCCTCGCCGGCCGCCTCCTCCACCTTGCGCTGGCGCGCGTAGCGCCAGTCGGGGTAGGCGATGGTCACGTCGTGCTTGTCCTTGCCGCGCTTGAACTTGCGGATGTAGAACCACGGCTCGTCGTGGTCGTCGGGGTTGAAGACGACGGCGCGGATCTCCTCCAGCGGCAGCTTGCGGACCTGGACGCGGCCGGTGGACGGGTTGGTGAAGAAGCGCAGGAAGAGGTTGCCCTCGACGCGCAGCCGGCGCTCCATGTCCATCATCGCGTCGTGGCCGGTGAACGAGCGCCGGTTGGACGGGTCCGCGAGGAAGCCCTGGACGATGTCGTTGATCGGTCCCTCGGCGAAGATGGAAACGCCCTGTCCCCAGACGTAGATGGTCTGGATATCGACAGGGCGACGGACGACCGGGTTCTTCAGGTAGTAGAGGCGCGAGGAGTGGACGATGTCATCGAGGGCGGTGCGCGTGAACTGGAAGCCGTCGGGCATCGCCGCGTCCATGCGGTCCCAGCCGCGATCCTCGAGCGCGAGCTCGAGCTCGGCGATGCGCTCTTGGAAGACCTCTTCGTTCTGGCTCATCGCCGCGACCTCGAGGACGGCCTTCTCCAGCAGCGCGTGGTCGGCGCTTGGCGCCGAGCCGTTGTCGCCTCGAAATGCTGAGAGAACTCCCACGGCGAAGAGTGTACGCGGTGTTCTGGTCGCATCTGGTGCGCCCAAGGGAAACGGCCCCGAAGGGCCGCTCCTGAACGAACAACGTGAATCTACGACTGAAGGTCGGGGCCGTTCGATAGATACCTCCCTCAAGGTAGCCTGCGGGTCTGTCTTCGCCGGCGTGACGCAGAATCCTCTACATCAGCCACCAGGGCACGCCGAGCTCCATGAGCAGCCACCGGCACCAGATGCCGAAGGCGACCGCGACGACCGCGACGATGACCCAGACCCACCACTTCATATCGGGGAGATCTCCTCCTCGTACTCGTAGGTGATGATCGGCTCCTGCTGCCAGATCGGGTGCGCCGCGGCCCAGGCGGCCAGCGAGAGGCTGATGACGCAGTCGTCGTGGTCGCCCTCGGGCGCCGAGTAGCTCATGCGGCCGGCGTCGCTCATCTGGTACTGGAAGGCGCCCAGCTCCTGAAGCAGCACCGGGATCTCGGGGTAGGAGATGTCCTGCGTCTGGATGGCGATCGCCAGGTTCTGGATGAGCATCTCCTTGCTGCGGCTGGTGAACACGTAGGGCGCGCAGGGGACGCCGCGGCGCTGGAGCATGTCGTAGACCGGATCACCGAGGCCGGTGGAGTCGAGCAGCACGTAGCCGCCGTACCGCTTCCAGTGGGCCTCGACGCGCTCCACCTGGATGTCGTAGCGCAGGCTGTTGAAGCGGTCGAAGTTGCACAGGTGCGGGCGCACATGGCCGTCGAACTCGGCCATCGTGTCGATGGTGGTCAGGACCGACCAGTCCCGGCTCTTGGCGATGTCCCAGCCGTGGACGTAGCGGTGGGCGCGGTCGGGTTCCTCGAGCTCGCCGTAGATGCAGCCCTCGACGCCGTGGAAGACGCCGGCGGCCTCCTCGAGGAACATGCCGCCGTACTCCTGGGCGAACACGTCTTCGGGCAGCGTCTGCCGCGCCTCTTCGACCTCGGAGTCGGGGATGTAGGGCGAGGAGATGGTCGGGAACGAGAACGACTCGTAGTCAGGGTAGTCAGGGTCCATGCCGCGCTGGTACATGACGTAGAACCAGTTCTTCCCACGAGGCGTGCTGATCATCAGGCAGCGGCCCATCGTGTCGGCAAGCATCGGGCGCAGCACCTCCTGCCAGGCCGCCCGCGGCATCATCGCCGCCTCGTCCAGCACCATGAAGGCCACGCCCTCCCCGCGGAGGTTGTCGTACCGCTCCGTTGACTGGAAGGCGGTGATCGAGCCGTTCTTCCAGTGGATCTGCATCTGCCCCACGGCGCGGCGCACGTTCTTGATGGCGTCCTTGAAGTTGTTCGCCATCAGGTTCATCGCTTTCAGCGACTGATTGTACGTCGGCGCGCACCACCAGGAGACGTTGGTCGTCTCGTCGCCGGGATTCTCCCAGGCGAACTTCGCCACCTCGTTGACGCAGCCGACCGTCTTGCCCCAGCGCCGGCCGCAACAGGCGATGCGGAAGCGCGCCGGCGAGTTGTGCAGCCGCCACTGCCCCTGATGGGGAACGTAGAGCTTCAGCTTGATGTGGCGCTCTTCGATCTTCGGCTGGCGGGCGCCGCCGCGAGGTCTGCCGGTGGGCTTGGTCATGGCTGCTCCCGAAGAAGCGCGTTGGTGATCTGCGGACGCGCCCAGCGCCGCTGGAATGGTCGCCACTGTCGCGGAGGATCTCCGCGCTCGTCGCGGTGAAGCATGGCGAACGGGAAGAACCCGGCCGCCCACGCTTCGTGCATCCGCTTCTCTGCCGCCTCCGTCGTGTCGCCTGGGTAGCCGATGAGCACATAGCAGCACGAGCGATGCGCCGTGCGCTTCATGCCCACAGCGGAGAGCAGTTCGCCGGCGTGCTGGAGCGGCTCCAGGTCATCAGGCGTGTCGTAGGCGAAGTACATCGACTGCGGCTTGAGAGCGGCGAGCAAGTCTGCGTGCCACGGCTCGAGCAACTTCGCCTCGAGGCCGCGTAGCTGCGCCCTGTGCTCCTGCCGATGGAGCATGGCGAAGACGGCGCGTATGTGCTCCTCTGAACAGGCAAGCAGGTTGTCGTCCTGCACGACCCAGCCGTCCCTGATGGGCAACTCACGCAGTCCGCGCTCGCGCTTGGGAACGGCGCAGAACCAGCAGTGGTTCGGGCATCCCCTGCTGGTGATGGTGTAGCCCTGCTTGAGGTAGCGTCCCGGCGTGAACTCACCACCCGGCTCGCCGTAGGCCGGCCCACCGACATCCACCGGCAACCCGGTCACCGTCCATGCGTCAGCGAGCCGTTCTCCTTCCTCCCGGTCCCAGGAGAAGGCGACACTGACGTGGACCCTCTCCGCGTCGGGAATCAGCATCGGAGGACCGCCGATGAAGACGAAGTCATCGACAGGCGTCCCAAGGGTGCGACGCGGAAAGACGCGGATGATGCGTCCCACAGGCTCGCTCATCTCTGTACAGACTCCATACAGACCCTATTCAGCTTGATGTGGCGCTCTTCGATCTTGGGCTGCCTGGCGCCGCCGCGGGGCCGGCCGGTGGGCTTGGTCATGCCCGGTCCTCGAACAGCCGCCAGAGCCGGCGCGACCGCATCCTCGCGGCCGTCTTGGCGTGTGATGACTTGTGCCGCGAGCAGAGGCCGCAGTACCCGCGGCGCGTCTGCTTCGGCCCTTTGCGCTTGTGGTTCATCGGGCGCCTGCCGCATCCTGTACAGACTCTATACAGACCCTATATAGACTCTGTACAGAACCTGTACAGCATCTGTACAGTGCCTGTACTCGCGTGCGGGCGCGTGCGCCCACATGCGCCCACATGCGTCCACATGCGCGTGGGCGCGATCCCGCGCATGTGGACGCGCATGTGGACGCGCGCGAGGCCGAAAACGCAGAAAGCAGATTCTCAGGCACGAAAAAGTCTGTACGGAGTCTGTACAGACTCTGTATAGGGTCCATACAACCTCCCCAGCCCAGTCCAGCCCTGTCCTGTCCTGTCCTTAAGAGAGAACCTACAGAACAGGTTCTCTCTCTTGTGCATCGCTGCGCTCTGCACGCGACTGAGGCGATCATCCGGTCCTCTCAGCAAGGGCAGCATCGCAGTGCATCCCGAGGACGATGCAGGCGAGGTGCGACGGTTCATCGTTCGCCACCTCCTCATCGAAGGCGACCAGAAGCTCGAGCAGACGCAGGAGGTCGCCGCGGGTCAATGCGTCACCAGACACCAGAGGCCGTAGGCGGCCAGCAGCCAGAACGGGATCGCCACGGCGGTCATGACGAGGATGACCGGCACGGCGCTGCCGCTGGAGGCCTGCGGCGCGGCGAAGAAGTCGCGGGGAACGAACTGGACGACGCCGTGCGGCCCTGGAGCGGCGACCCAGCCCTCGTCGTTCTCCCAGTCGAGGTAGTTCAGGATCTCGTCGCTGCTCATCTCGTCAGACATCAGGAGCCTCCTCCTGCACCAGCCGCGGCAGCGGGCGCACCTCGGGCCGCGAGAAGGTGTAGGTCTTCGACTCGACCTTGAGGCCGTTGCCCTCCGCGAAGAAGCGCCCATCGGCGTCCCTGGCGAAGGTGGTCACCATGACCGCGCCCTCGGTCGCGCCGGCGCTGACGTGGATGTCCGCGTCCATCGCGTCCCTGATGTCCACGCCGACGCTGGTGAGGAAGTCGAGGAGTTTGCCCCAGGCGGTGTCCATCTGCACCTCCATGCTGCCGCCGGCGGGCGTCATCGCTTCGTCCTCGCCAGTTCGGCCGTCATCGCCTCGACCTCGCGCCGGTGCATCTCCATCGGCACCCAGGAGTCCACCAGCGCGACCATCTGGCTGCGCGTCAGCCTGATGATGCTCTTCTCGCCCTGGTCTACGACCGTCACCTCCGCGCGGCCGTCTGGCTCCAGACGCATCGAGCCGTTGTGCATGACGATGACGTGGGCCATCAGTCCTCCTCCTCAAGCTCTCCCTCGATGAGCTCCATCTCGCCGCCAGCCGTGAGTTCCTCTGGCGTGGCGCCGCCCCACTCCGCGATGTACTTGACCTGGACGTTCTGGTTGACCTCGATCTCCTTGGGCGAGTCGCGCTGGTCGAGAACCTGCTTCCCCACCCAGATCAGCATGGTGCGATCGCCTTCCAGCGCGGAGTCGATCTGCTTGCGGCGCACGTCGTAGCGGGTCACCGACCTGGCGCGCTCCCAGGCCTCCTTGTAGGCCGGCTTCTGGAGCATCTCCGAGACGCTCTGCTGGGTGATGCCGAGGATGTCGGCAACCTCCTGCTGCGTGCAGAGGGCGCCGCCGTACATGGCGAGTTGTTCGGGAGTGCAGACTGGCTTGCGCGGCATGGATTTCAGCCTCATTTACAGGTAATCGTGGCCCTATGCCTGTACTCTACCGCATCCCGGCCTCGATGTGGTGTGTGAGATCTCGACCACGCCCATGAACCTGTACCCCGGCGTGCGTGCCTCGGCGCGTATGTCGAACCCGCGGCGCCTGAGCTTCCACACCGCGTCCTTCAGCAGTTGCCGGTGCTCGGGGAGCAGGCCCATCACCTTGTAGAGCTCCACGCGCTGCGGTGAGAAGAGGATCAGGTAGTGCAGCACCTCATCGAGGAAGAAGGGATCAGCGCGGGGATCGTAGTCGCGCCTCGAGGCCAGGCATGGGGTACACCACTCGTCCTGACCGTGGTCCGTAGCCAGCCGGCAGCCGCAGCGCCGGCAACGCCGTTCCCTCACCGCGTACCTCCGATCGCCAGATAGACGAGGCACACGACCAGCAGCGCGACGGCGTATGCGGCCAGGACAGGTACGCCCTCCATAGAACCCTCCTACAGCGTCTGTACAGAACTGTACGGTCCCTGTAGCGCATTCTGCGGTGGCGGTCCGCATCCTGCAAGTGAAGAGGGCAGGAGGCTGTCGGGAAGAGGGCAGGAGGCGCACAGTGGGTGCGCGTAAGGCGGCGTCGTACCCGCGTGGCGTACGATGTCGGCCGCGGGCATGGGGCGCCCACCTGGTCTGGTCGCCCGGAGTACCCGATAGTGCGACGCTATCGGGTAGTAGGCTCGCGTCCTGTCGTCCCGTCCCCTGTCCCCTGCGTCCCCTGCATACCTTGTCGCCCGTCCTGCATACTGACGCAGTGCAGGACGCGCGGATCGCCGTTCGGGCCGGCACCTGTCGCGTCCTTTACTGCCCGCTGCACACACAAGTGTCATGCCCGCGCGTCCCTCACGTTCTGTCCCGTCCTGCCGATACAGAACGGGACGCTTGCAACACAGGGACATTGTGTGTATTCTGAGCCTGCCCTCGCGCACGCGGGGAGACAGGGACTACAGAAAGGCTACCATGCAGCATTCAGACGACAGGTACAGCGGGACGTTCACCGTTCACTACGTCTCAAAGGAAAACGGCCAGGTAATCAAGGACGTCACAAACGACGCTTTCGGCTACGATGTCATGCAAGAAATCGTGACATCGGCCGTCGTCCTGTCCGGGGACAACTTCGGGTCATGCATGGGATTCATCATGGGACTTAAGGACCGCATCGTCGTCAAGTACAGGCAAGGTGGACGGGAAGACATCTTCGGGGAGACGCCGTCGGTTACGTTGACGGTCACGCGAAACCTGCGTCCCGACACTACAGACGACACTATGGTTTGCGCGTGCAATTGTCATCACTGCCCGGATGACGACTTGTGCGACAGTGTCGGGAATCACTGCCCGGATACAGACGATGAGGGCATACCGTGCGATCAGTGCCTTAAGGACTACTTCAAGGGAACTACCGTCGGGGAAGTATGCGACGCGGCTAAATTCGAGTTTGCATGGGATTCGGCCGTCCCGCAGGACTGGCACGACGCACATCGGCAGGACATCACTGATAACGGCGGTTTTGTGATTTGGACGTACCCGGCCGGGTTCCTGTTCGGTACACCGATGTACGCGCGCGACATCCTGCGCTGCGCGTACACTCGCAGGACTTCCCAAAGCTGACGACGACGACGGGCCGGACACTGCGTCCGGCCCGTCCCGTCCGGGGACATACTGTCCCTGCCGATGATGCCCGAAACGACGGGCGAAACGGGAACCTTTGAGGGAAGGTAAGCGAATGACCGAATGTCCCGACATCATTGCCGAACTGGTCGCTCACCTGTCGCGCGGGAATCGTAAACTTCCCCGGACAACGGCGATCCTCAACTTGTGCAGCGCGACGGACTGCCCGTCCCGCGCGCGGGGACTGTGCCGGATCGCGCAGGACGCCGAATCGCGCAGGACGCAGGGACTGCCCGCGCGGGACTGCTACGCGCTGAAAGCGGAACGCGCGTACCCGGCCGTCCTGCCCTACAGACGGCGTCAGGACGACATCACGTCCCGCGCGACAGGGGACGATATCGCGGCCGCCGTCCTGTCCCTGTCGTCCCGTTCACGGTATCCCGTCAACGCGCTACGCGTTAGCGAGGCCGGGGACTTCCGGGGACAGGACGACGTGCAGCGGGTAGAGGACGCCGCTCGCGCGTTGAAGCGGCACGGTATCGCCGTTTACTGCTATACCGCCCGCGCGGATTTGGACTATCGGGACTGCGTCGCACTGACCGTCAACGGTTCGGGATTCCGGCCCAACGGCGGTGGCGGGAATACCTTCGCTGCGGTAGCCGTCCCGTCCCGCGCGTCCGGCCCGGTATGTCCGGGCGACTGCACGTCCTGTCGCATATGCGTCCGGCGGCACGGGAAGACCGTGCAGGTGCAACTGCACTGACGACATAGCCCGTCGCGCGTCCGGCCCGGTATCGTCCGGGCCGGACGCAGTTAACGGGAGTTAAGCGGGACTGCCCGTCCGGGCCGGACGGGCCGGACGCAGTTAAGGGACAGGGGACGACGTGAGACGACAGGACGACAGGGACGGGCGATATCCGGCCCGTCCGGGCCGGACAGGGACGATAGCCGTCCCGCGCGTCCTGTCGCCCGTATCGTCCCTGTCCGGCGTCCCGCGCGTCCTGTCGTCCCTGTCCGGCCCGTCGTCCCTGTCGCCCGTCCTGTCGCCCGTCCCGTTGCCGCTGGCCGGCGTCCTGTCCCGTCGCCCGTCCTGTCCCGTCCGGCCCGCGCGGATCGCGCCGAACACTGCCGACCAGGGCAATAGCGTTCACCTGGCCGAACTTAACCGGAATCGTCCGAATCTCGAGAATCGGCCGATATCGTGCAAAGTGGCCGCCTGGTCCGCGAGGGTCTGAACAGGGGCATCAGCCGGCCGATTTCGGCCTTCGAGTATCAGCGAGATGTCCCTGAATTTTCCGCGCGCGCGCGTGCGCGAGAACTGCCGAAGTGCGATCCA